CAGTAGCTGAGTACATAGCCGAAACCGTTTTATAAAGCTCTATATCCCGTTGTACCTTAGCCTGATTGTCCAGATTATTTGCACACTGCTGAGTTAGATCTTTGATTTTATTATGTAATTCCAAGTTATTTTGAAGTTTTAAATTCAGTTGTTTGAGCTCTTGCTGCCTCAAATCATGCTTTCTCTGAATATCGGCTGCTGCAGAAGATGCTACATCGTATTCCCTAGATTCACTTTTCTTCTTCTCGCGCAGCTTTGCGCCTAGGTCTAGGACTGCTTTCTCTTTTGAGAGAGCTTCATCACAGGAGTCAATCTCTACTTTTGCAGCATGCTTTTCACGTACATATTCTGCCACCTCGTGCTGGTGAGCAGTTTTTGCAGCAGAAATATCAAGCGCCGTTCCGCATGCACGGCAGTTAGAGAATCCCTGAAATGGAGCGGAAGCTTTAACACTAAGCTTTTGGTATTGTCCATGGAGCATCTCCCTCTTTGCTCTAATCTTAGCAAACTCAATGCTCTTCGACACTATGTCGTCTTCAAGTTTCTGATACTTTGAGAAATTTGGCTTCTGCACCTGTTGCATCGAGGATAGCATTCTGGACAAGTCGGCTATCGCGTCGTGGCATGACTCAATGTTGGCATTAACAGCCGTCTCATCTACAAGAGATTCACTGTACACATCAATCTTAGAGTTTAGATTGCTCAACTTTGTCTTCAAGACAGCCATCTCGGCGTCAAGAGTCTTCACCTTGCTATCAGCCAGCAGCTTGCACGAAGAAAACTCCTCGAGATTTAAAAGTTGAAGAAGAAACTGCTTCTTGTCTGAGTCATTGAGAGATAGAAATCTGGGAGATGCTCCGGCTTGAGTAGTCTGAGCAGCATACATCGAGATGATGAACTGGTTGTAGTTTAAACCAATCAGCTTTTCCCATCGATCTTGAGTTATTTCGAGAGGCTTGCTAGTATCGCTCCCCTCAAAGAAGGACACTCCTTTAGGACGGGATCGTCTGACAGTGTATCGATTTGAACGACTCTCGACTGCAACCTCCACGAATCCAGCTTTAGTTCCCCTTCGTAAAATTTCCGTTGCAGTAATTTTTCTAGGAAGTTTATCGAACAGAGCGAATGCAATCGCATTAAATACTGCCGTCTTACCTGCGCCGTTTGCTCGTCCGACATCATGATTCCACCCTTGAACTAAAATTAGTCCCTCGTCGCCAAAATGAACTTCTGCATCTTGGATACTCAGAATGTCTTTGATCTTAACTGATAGAATTTTCATTTTAGATCTTCTGCGGTTTTCCGCTTATGATCTTTTACCCACAGCGGTTGCATATTCGTGTAATGACAAGCTTTTTGTAGTTGCTCTGGGTCAGTTAAATTAAATTTTGACAATGGCACTATGTGATCTATGTGCCAACCAGTTCTAGACCAATTATCCCAATTCATTCCATGCTCAAATTTTGATTCTAAATACAACTTGAACTGTTCAACAGAACAACCTAAATCCCTAACAGCGGATCCAGATTTATAATTTCCCTTTATTGCGCGACCAAGTCTATTCCTAAGTCTAGTAGATAGTCTAAAATTTAAATCGACAGAATGACGCTTTTTGCGTTTTTCATAAGATCGCTTGTTGTATTCTTTTTGCTTGTCTTTATTTCGTTCTCTGTAAGAGCGCTGGTATTCTAAGGCTTTTTCACGATTTTTAGAATACCATTCTCTACTATATTCGGCAGTATTAGCCATATCAACGTTTGCTTGGCGGCTTATTTATGACAAGTTCACCTTTATCATTATAAACTAACCATCCTTCTTCAAGGCAAGTCTCGATAGAGTAGGTCTGTATGAGGCGCGGAACTTCTACTTCCCAGAAGTATTCTGTCTTGCGCGCTTTGTTTTCGGCCTTAGCATCTGGCGCCTGCCGAGTGTTGGTGAATGTATCTACGACTTCTCGAACTTGCTGTGTTCCAGAGCCTGGAAATTGACGCTTCATCGTCCCACTGCAAGAAGGACAGGTAGATTCTTCGGTCTTAGGAGACGAGAATCTTTCCACTTCAAAGTTGCAGGAAGAGCAGATGAAACGAAACTTAGGCATTAGAACCTCAGACCGATACCTGCACCGGCAGCAGATGAGGCACCAAACTCAGCCTGAAGACCAATGATAAATGGACCCCAAACGTCGTAGGTGACATGTCCGTAGTAATCGCCACTAGTGAGACCGCCGACATCCAGCGTAAAGTTCTTGGGGTTGATAGTGACAGATTTACTCTGAGTCAAAGTAGATATCTGAGTCTGATAGGACTTCTCTTTAGAATCCCACTCTTGCTGCTTTGAATCCATCTGCTGCTGAAATTGCTGAGTCAACTTGGTCGTATTTTGACTAACAGCTTGATCAATTTCTGTCTGTCTCTCAGTGCTACTCTCTGACTGTTCAGCAGAGTCTTTCTCAGAGGAGTACTTCACTTCTATAGTCCCATCAGGATGGGTAATCTTGGAGTAAGCCTTCTGCTGATGGCTCTTTAAGTTAGTAACTTGAGTAGTGAGTTCACTCACCTTAGAGGTCAGCTGCTTATTTGTCTGAGTGAGCTCTTCCGTTTGTTTCTGAAAACTTTCCTGCTGAGTCTCAAGTTCCTTTGAGTGCTGCTGATTCAGGGTGCTAATTTGAGACTGAAAAGTCTGCTGCATGGTTTCTTTAATTTGCTTCGTTGGATAGAACAGAGCAGCAACAATGCCGCCAGCAACAAAGACTAAGGCAAACTGAAGTGGTCTACTTGCTTTTACTAGATCAATTGCCGCCTGAAACATCTTTAATCTCTTCTTTCTTCTTACGACGCGTAGACAGGTTGGTATCGATGTATTCAACAATCTGCTTTAAGAATTCAGCTTGTCTATCAGATTGGACCACACTGTCGCCAATACTGTAGACCTTCCGCATGATTTCCCAGATGTCGTTAGAAATCTCCTTCTTGCGATCCATTACTCTTGTCCTACGCCGCCACCAGCCATCATGTCCTGAAAGGCTTGTTTGCTTAGTGCCAGTTGATTCTCAAGGCCTGCATCTCGTGGAACAACCACAATTCCACCCAAAGTGATGAGCAGCGATGCGACGGAGAGTGCATTTCCTAAACTCACTCTACACACCTTGGCAGGTTCAATGATGCCTGCCTCTTCTGGGTTTACTATACGATGGTCGTTTGCATCGAAGATATATTTTGGTGGAGTCTGTAGACCAACAATATGCGACTCTAAAGCATTCCAAATGTCGGTAAAATCTTCACCACAGTTGGAAAGAAGCATCTCAAACGGAGCTCTAAGAGCCTTTACCATGATGTCCCAGGATTTGACGTGGTTAGGATGACGAGCAATGAGGTCCGACAAGACAAGATGCACACCGCAGCCGCCAGGAATAATGCCCTCAGCTATAGCGGAACGAACTGCTTCAACTGCGTCTTCGACGCGCGCCTTCTTCTCACGAGCTTCCAACTCAGAACCACCGCCGACCCAAATAGTCGAAACGCCACCGGTGAGCTTACTGATAGCAGCTTTGGCAAACATGCGCTCACGGTCACTAGGAGCGACTTGCATGATGGATTTTAGCTCGTTGATACGTGCCTCGATGAGCTCATTGTCAACTTCAGAGGTGACGAACGTTTCAAACATGTTGACCTTAGCACTTTGGAAAGTACCAAACGCCTCGTCAAGATTGTCAGCTTCTAGGTAGTGATCGAGCGTACCCACGTCTACGACGGTACCGCCAGTATAGGCTGCCATATCGTATAGAAACATGGAGCGAGAGTTGGCAACGCCTCCAAGTGGGGTCTTCACAGGCACAACTGTGTATCCGCCCTTAGTACTCTTAGCAAATTTATCTAACACAACGTCAGAGAAACCGTGAGCAAAAACCAAGATGGGTTTGCCGTATGCTTCTGTGTTCTCAACTGCAGTTTGGATTGCAGCAGGAACTTTGAGGTCGTTCATCGTGCCGTCAAACAGGAATGTGATTCCGTTGTCCATCTTAGCTTGTTGAGAAGCGCGATCGTTGATGAATGCAAGGCCAATAGATCCGATGTCTTTAAGACCGCTCGTAACGATGCAGCCGTCGATCGTTTCTACTCTGATTCCTGAGTCATCGGCCTCTTCAATGAGAACCTGACCATCTTCGCCTGCAGCGATAACTGCGTCAACAGCTGCGGTTGCGATAGTTGAGTCTCCATTAGCACTAATAGTAGCAACGTTGATAAGTTCATGGCGCTCCTTAACAGGCTTTGCATGCTGCTTTAAGAAAGGCGTGATCACCGAGCTATACAGATCGTTTAGCTCGTTCACCATTCTCTGTGGGTTATATTTTGGGTTAGCCTCCAGGAAGGTCAACCCGTGATTAGTAATCGCTGAAGCAAGAACAATAGCCGTAGTAGTGCCGTCGCCTGCCTGCTTGGCAGTGCGGAGGCAAATTTCCTTGGCCGATTCAATGATGATATTAGCTTCCGCGTTTGCAACTCCGAGTGTCTTTGCAACTGTAACTCCGTCCTTCGTAACAAGCGGCGACAAACCATCACGTTCTAAAATGACCGGACGACCACCTGGTCCAAGAGTCGCGCCGACAACCTGAGCCATCTCAGTGATGGTCTCACTCACGACTTTTCGAATCTTATTTCTATCAGCGGTTACACTCTTTGCTTTGCTCTTCTCGTAAATCATCAAACAACCCTCACTGGCATAGCGCCATTGGCAATAAATATCCCTGGTAAATTTGCATCCACATAGGCTTTACCTCTATCACTTAGAGTGACATAAGATATAACCATGTAATCTGGTTCAGGCTGCATGGGATTCGCAAGCTCTATAACACTCAATTGTACTAAACTTGCCCTAGTATAGTCTCTATCTGCTACATCGTTAATAGCCAGAACAATTCTTTCAACTGCTTTATATAACTTATCTTTTGAGGCTAAAGCAGCAGCAAATTGAACAAGCGCAATCTTACGAACATACAGCGGCTCGCCGTTGAATGTCTCATTTTTAAACATGCTGCATGACTTGATCCCTAGCTTAGCTAAAAGAATGAGCGGCTGAGGAACACAGAGGTTAAACTGATAAACTTGTTCAGAAGTCTTATTCTCTAAGGTCTTGATAGCTTTTTCACTAAAAAGATGCTTAAAGATCGGGTATATGTCGACCGTCATGAAGCCATGAACGACTGAAGTAGCCGAATTATCGTTTCTTATTAGGCTTGCGATTGCTTGGTTTATGTCGGACTGCATTATCCATTTCCTTATTGTATTCTTTTACAATCTTCTCGTACTTCTTAATCTGCTTTGAGTCCTGCTCGAAGCCAAAGAAAGAGTGACCGAGCTTTAGTGCAGCCCTAAGAGAACCCGTACCACCGCAATAAGGATCGAAGATGACGGAACCCGGAAGACAATCTGTCATACGAATGAGTAGCTCAGCAAGATCGACTGGATATGCTTCGTCCAGCGAGCCTGTCTCAATTTCCCAAGTATTGCCGGGGCAAGAAATCTCGTTGTCTATCTTCATGTACTGTCTGATCGGCAGACGATCCAGTTTCCAGACATCGCCGTTGCAGAAGTGAAGCACATACTCGTGGGAGTTGACTAAGTTAGTCTCAGAACGTTTCCCTGGGAACCAGGTCTTCTTTATGACTATGTTATCGATATGGGTGAATCCTTGGTCAACCATCATCTTAGCGATCTCAAATGGGCGCCACTTAGCCTCTATAGGAGCATAGCATACTAAGAACACGATGCCGTTGGGGACCATGTGGCTCTTGAGCTTAGCTGCAAACTCTTTGAACTTATCTGGATCAAATCCGTCGCGCTTCCTGATGGGAACGCGGGTAATACAAACCTCTGTGTTCTTCGGCCAGATAGCGTCAGAAGACATGGCGTCTAGGTTATTGATTCTGACGTTGGTTTGAAAGATGCTAGAATAGTTATCCAAGAAGTGCTCCAGTTCCGGGAGCATTATACTCAGTTGGAGTCTTGTTGATACCTATGCTCGCCTAGAATTTGGCAACATTTTTTGTCGTCATAATAGTAGAAGGGCTTAGCCATGCAGACGTCTACATAGTCGATGAGACCTAACTTTTCGACTACAGCACGAGCCCACTCATGTCCACTTCTAGACCATACAACAACTGTATTTCCCCAGGTCTTATGGAGCTTCACCATCTCGACATGTCTGGTGTGAGGAACAACTTTGGCTTGAAGTAAAGAGCCTTCGATGCCTATCTCGATCTCTTCGTCTAAGCGATGATCGGGGTATGTATAGAGAATCAGCGTGTCGTCTACGTCAAAGAATGCGGCGTTGTTACCCTTGATCTCTATCATCGATTACCTTATCTATGAGGTGGTTCATACGCTGATCGTACCTGCGCCAGGATTCCTCTTTGAGAATGTCTAGAAAATGATCCAGATCGGTTATCCTGTACTCAACTCTGACTATATAGTTACCGTAGTAGTCTTGCTGACGCTGCATCTGATGTGGACGATACTGCTCTATGTAAAGTTCTTCCATCCACATAGGATCTTCTGGCGACCTGCGAAAGGTAGCTCTAAAGAATTCCTGGATGGGGAATCTAAACTCTAGCACCAGATTGTAGCTATCTTTAACCAGCTTCTGATACGCAGCATTGTTCCCAGCTATAGACAACATGGGATCATCGTACATCCTGTTGCTAAGAGAGATATCCCAGGAAACTACGTCTTCGAACAGTTTAGAGATGCCTTCTTGCAGCTCTCGCATATGGTCACGATGTTCTTTCAAGCTCTGCCTCCAGATCTCGATGGAACTTACGGCTGAAGATATCGTATGCATCCTCAAGCGAGTAGCGAAGCGTCACGTATGAGTCACACGGCATGACATCGTGGTTAGTAGCTCTCACCATAACTCGTGTTCCTGGTTGAACTACATTGCCCAGTTCAAACTGTAAACTAGGGTTGTTAGGACTGCTGAACAGCGTGGCTAGCATCTTCTCATTGCTGCCCCAGCAATCAACAAGAATAAGTTCAAACTTAGTTCTTCCACTAGAAGAAGCATGAAGAGAGAATAGAGTTGCTCCGCTCATATGCTGAGGTATATCTATGCACTGCGTGATGCTCGCCATAGACGAGACACAGATGTTGTGCCAGTGGATAATCTCCACCTTGAGCAGAGTTGGGTCGACGGTGACAGACATCAGCTCTTACCCGTGCTTCCAAAACCACCGTCTCCACGAGAGGTATTAGTATCGACTGACTCAACTTGCTCCATAAAGTATTCAGATGAATAGGGGCTCATGATGAGCTGCGCAAGCTTCTCGCCCTTCTTGATGATGATGGGCTGCACACGCATAAGAGGATATCCCTGCTCGTCGATGTGGCTCATCACCCAGATGTTAGACATAACTACGTGCGGAATGCCGCGATACTCCTCGTCGATGACGCCAGCATACACCAGCAAGCCTTGAGCACCAAGACCTGACTTAGAGGTGATCTCACCCCAAGTGCCTTTCGGCAACTTCATCTTGATGTTGAGAGGATGCTTTAGCACTTGTCCGGGATAAATCGTAATGTCCTCTGTCGCGTACAGATCGAAGCCTGCATCGGTACGATTCTTCTTGCTCGGCATCTTTCCGCCGTTGAGAATCTCAACTTCAATCTTGAAGTACTGATCGCGAACTTTTGAGATAGCTTCCATCTTTGGGTCATTCCAGAATTGGTCCATACCTTATTTATACAGCAGCTATTTTTTGGGTCAATCTTCTAAAAATATTTTGAACACTGAGTTAAAAGATACGTTCTCGCGGGTATCATAAGAAATATCCTATCCAACCCACCCTAACCTTTCCAACCTAGCAATTATTCTCGCGCGCAAGCGCGCGGTTCGCTCTTCTTCGAAGAGCGAAGGTGGGGAAGAAGAGGCTCTTTATCTTTAGGAGCATAAGAGGGCATCTACCAAACTCTGGTAATATAGCTCTAATGAGCATCAGAGACGACTTCAAGCCCTATACCGACGCAAACAATCTTCTGGCACCCAACGTGGTACCCCCAAACTCTACTGGAGGGGCATCCGACAACGGGCCGATGTTTACCAGCGAGTACTTCGTGATGCTGAAGAAGCACGGGTATCTCACTCAGGACGACGTTGCAGATTATGCCAAGAGAATCGGCGCATGCATCAACTCTGAGGGTATGCTGTGCCGCGTGCCGGTCGGACAAGACGATGGGCAGGAGCAGGTAGACGACTACTACGCCGTGAACAACGGGTGCATGGAGCTAGGCATCACGAGCATTCCTCGCGGCTTCTTGAAAGCAATGCTCAAGTATTTCGGGTGCTTGAACAACGAGAATCCTGGCAAGTGGACCGGCAACTCGTTCTTAGCTAGACAGCCTCAGTTGGTGTGCGCGATGGTGTCGGCAGCATTTCCGAGCATGAAGAATCCGCTCCACTATCTTGCTAGACTTGTAGCTTTTCCTCTGTATCTAGTGAGTGCATTGGTTATTCTGACCAGCTGTATCGGGACGCCTACGAGCGACACGGATGCGAGGCGCTTGGCTTGGCATCTGGGTAACAACGTGAGCAAGGTCTCGCTCATGAACTGGCTAGCTTACAAAGTGTGGAAGAATCGACTCTACAGAGACTATTCAGCTCCTGCAGGAATGCCTGGCGTTGCAGCAATCTACTATCAGCCTCAGGGAACAAATCCATACTCAAACTGGTGGGTTACCTAATAGTCTTCATGTCAAGCTGAGCGAGCAGAAAGTATAGTCGCATCAAGCTTGTGCCCTTCTTATTTAACCAGGTCCTGCCAGAGATGGCATCCATATCGTACATGGGTTCATCGATAAGGTGGCGAGGCATGATGATATTTCTTGTGCCGAACGGAGAGTGGTACGTGATCTGGATCATATGTATCATAAAGTTGGCGCCCCTAGCAGGAATCGAACCCGCTTCCGCGCGTTTTAGAAACGGCTGCTCGGCCATTGAGCTTTAGGGGCAAACTGGAGGTCCCAGTGGGGATCGAACCCACGACCGATCGATTTAGAGTTGACCGCTCTACCACTGAGCTATGGGACCAGTTAATTCTTGCATTGAGACTGAATGTAGTCAAGTTCGTTCTCTAACATGGCGTAATGACTGGTGAAGAATCTAAATTCCCACGACATGAAGCAAACCAAGCCTAGAATAATAAGAAGATAAAGTGTTCTCATAATTTTGATGGATGCGTGCAGCTTCTCGAGAAGCTGCTGGCCAAGGAGTTTTGTCTCCGCCTTACCCGATATTGCTGTGGGCTCAACTAGTAAAGCCTCGGGTTGTTTAGCGTCGTTATTTAGGCCATTCCCAACGGTTTTCTCGTCTATCCGAGATGACGCATCCTATCGATTTATACCAGCTTGTAATTCTTCATGAGTCGCTCTATCTCCTTGCCAAAGCATGCGTATGCTGTCACCTTGTTGTCAAAATCTGGCTCGACAAATTCGGCGTACTCGTGATTTCCGTAGACGTATCCACGCATGTTGCCGTCGCTTCGAGGCCTATCTTTCAACAAGACCAGATAGCCATTCTGCCACATCGTGTGCGGATACTTCTTTAGAAACGACGCTACCGCATGTGCCGACTGCACAGCCTGCTGCGAAGGAGATAGCGTCTCGTTCACCACTACATACAGCTTCTCTTTAGAGTCAGGCTGCATTGTCTTGAGGATCCAATTAACACGCTCCATGTCTAGGCGATTTCCGCCGTCGACCTTCTCTACGTCTCTGCCTCTCGCTATGCAGTAGGCAACGTGCTTGTGTCTAAACTCGCTGCGAAGGCACAGAAGGTTGTAATCACCCTTGTACTTGTCGTGATGAGGATGGTGAAGCTTGCGAACCTTCTTCTGGTTCTTGATTTCTTTTGCGATTTCTTTTAAGTTGAGCTTGAGTGCTCTAATTTGTTCTTTCATGTTTATACTCCTAGTTAAAATTACGTGATTGGAAACGTTTGGATTTTTAACTACGAGTTTTAGGGAGGTTTAGAGTTCTACAACATTTTATAACCTTTCTTTAAGTTGGTGGGGCGGGATGGATTTGAACCACCGACCTCCGCCGGGTTTTTTAAGCCCCGCAGTGCTCTAGGCGCTGAGCTACCGCCCCATGAATTTCATTATACCACAATTATGCGGGAGTTAAAAACAGCTGTCTTTCTGCTTCCCTACGTCTCGTAAGACCGTCTACGACAACGCCACCTGCGTGGTTCCACTTGGAAAACTCGTTAGCTGCTGCGTCGAACTGATTCTGGTTGACAAGTTTGAGTAGCGTAGATCCGTGCAGCGCACCTAGACCTAGATTGTAGGCGAAACTCACGAGCGCGTCGAACTGATTTTGATTTACGCTTCCTGTGATCATTTTTTCTACGCCAGCCGTCTTCTGATTGATCTCGAATGCTAGATATTGCTCTGCTTGAGTCTCTGTGATAGGAGCATCGCTTAGAGATACACGCGTACCATTGGGATACATTATGGTGCCATAGCCTATGGTTGGAACGTGAACGCTGTCGGGATATGGATGTGACTTGAAGCCTTCAAAACTTTTGATGAGCTGTAGACCGTTAGAACTAAGTTGCATAGCTCCATATTAACATACTAGTCTTTTAGCCCGATGTCTTGCTCAAACTCTGCATCAGTATAGACATCCTCCATCATAGATAGCATAGCTTCTTTGATGCCTAATGATATAGCCTGTGTCAAGATGTAGGTAACAGAAGACGGTTCAAAACTGCCGCCGTACGTTAATTGATGCAGTTGAGTCTGTATTGTGTACATAGCTCTTTGGGCCGCATCGGCTGCAACTTCTTCTTTTGGCTTTTTAAAGTTCATGCTACTTTCACCTTAGTTGTTATCTCTTTGTAGTATTCAACTCTGTTAAAACCATGTCGACTTAACATAGTTGAACCAAGTGGAATATAGTCAAGAATTATACAGCGAGTTTTAGTACCCTGCTTCCTCAAGCCACGACCTACAGCCTGAATGACTGGTCCTTTAGATGCCACAAAGTTCGCGAGAATAAGGACATCTACATTCTGTGTGTCTGAACCCTCACCGATCTTTCCATCTGTTCCGACAAGACCACCGATCTTTCCGGCGTTCAGCTGCTCGACATACTCTTGACTCTTTGCGTCTATGCCTGTAGCAAAAGGAATTCCTAGCTGCTGACTGAGCTCTTTTCCGTGGGCGACCTCATCGACAAGAATGAGAACAGACTTGCCTGATGCCATCATCTTCTGAGCATCGTCGCGAATCTGATCTTTCATCAGCTGGGAGTTTAGAACGTGCTCCTTATACGCCTTGATCTTGTCGTCCTTGAAATCGCGACCGGTCGTGTGAACTTGTCTAACGATAAAGTACGGCTCGGCAAGCCATCCGTTTGCAACACCCCATGAGATGTCGCGCCGAATGAGGACTGGTCCGCAGCCGGCAGTGATCATTATGTCTTTACCGTCTGAGCGGTAGTCTGTAGCGGTAAGGCCGAAAACCTTGCCAATTCCCGCAAGTCCTCTTGAAATGTCAAAGAAAGTCGTTGCTGGCGTGTGATGCGTCTCGTCGAAAATAACCACGCCAAGATCTTGCTTTTGAAACTCTTCGATTGATTTAGTGATGCTAGCAGCAATGCCAACCGTAATGTCGCCGATTTTCTTCTTGCCTCCGCCATAGAATCCAACCTTGGCTTGTCCGAAGCATGAAACAAACTGCTTATAAAACTGCTTGGCAACAGATTCTGAGGGGCAAACAATCAGTGCTCTCCTTTTATATCTCTGCACAAAGTGCGTTGCAAGGAGCGTCTTACCTAACCCAGTAGCCAGGTTGATTACGCCGCGAGGATTGCGAAGCATTAAGTCAACAGCTTCTTCTTGATAGTCTCTAAGGTCATGTGGTTTCTTGGCCCAGGGAAGGACAACCTTTTTTCCGGTCTCACTTCTCATATCCATAGGAGCTAGAATATTGAGTTTGTCTTTTAATAGGTGATAGAAGCCAGATGACAAAGAGATCTTGTCTGGCGCGATCTCTTCGTATAGAGCTCCACTAACCTCGTTCTTAAGTTTATCGTATAGTGGAGAATTGCGCTGCCATAAGTTTTTAGACATGCGACGAAGTTGGTACTGCTTCGACTTATCTGTGTAAGTTAGTTCGCTCTGAATAAAACGGCGCAGATCCTGCGAGGGATCAGTGATGATCATCTTGTCGTTATATATTGCAACGTGGCTCAGCACCTGTGTATTCTACTTGAGGGTATAAATGAAAAGTTATCTTGATTTTATGAGATACTCCAAACATAACGTTTTAGTTCATGATCCTCACCCAAAGAGTCTAGCAGCGCTAGTTCTTCTTACAAAGAAACTTTCCCCCAGAGAAACAGGATATAAAGAGTGGCTGAGATACCGCAAGTGGTATATCAGGGAACATCTGCGCAAGCATAAGACCTTAATGTGTCACTACTGCGGCGTTGGTCCACTTAAAAAACAGAGTGACTTCGATCATGATTTAGCAACTCTAGACCACGTGCATCCACTTTCTAAAGGCGGAAGCAAGTTTCTCTCTGCGAACATCGTTATAGCATGCTACCGCTGCAACAGCCGCAAGAGAGACAAAAGCGTGGAAGAGTTTATTAATCCGATCGTATAATCATTCAGATCGAAACATTTTGGAGGTATTTTATGGGCGAAGTTTCGTACGCCAACAAGCTTAAGACTCAACTTTACTGGTGGCTCGGCAAGAGTCGTCCGTTCATCATCAACGATGAGTACAAGATTGAGCTCCTCTTTGTTGACAAAATTCACAACTCTGCAAAGATTCAAATCACCAATTTAAAGACCGGTCAGGTTATAACCCAAGAGGCTGATAATGTCGGGGAATAACCTAGATCTCATTTACGAACGCTGGAAAGCTTCTCTGCACGAGAAGAAGAGATCGCGTGAGTTTGTCGGTGCAAACTTCGATGAGTTGTTTGACGCATTGAACTCTGCGAGTGCTACTTTCGAAGAGGCGCATGCATATCTGCAGCCAGCTATCAAGGTTCATCTTCCTGCTCCAGGGGTTGCAAAGGCCACCTGGAAGATGGCCAAGAATAATCCCGGTAACCATGAGAAAACTGAGAAGGAATTCGTGGAGGAGTGGCACAAGAGCATCTCAGATAAGGCTACAAACAGTTTCTATCACGTTTATCCTATTCCAGAAGAAGTCGACAACGACGGGGAGCCAAAAGTGTACGGCTCTATGTCTGCGAAGGAATACAAGCTACAAAGAAGACACGCAGAGTCTTATCCTATCCTCAATACTGAGGAGTTAGAGAAAAGACTTCAGACAGTGATGGTCGATCCGGTGAAAGACATTTTAGGTGAGGACAACGATGGCAACTCTAACTAAGGAGCAGATTGACGCTCAGCTAAGCAAAGCTGGCTTTACACCGAAGAAGGATATCAACGTCTCGTATGGAGACATCGACGCCTTCGGCAGCAAGGACTCTCTGCGCGAGATGTTCAAGTCTGCTGCCAACTATAACAAGATGCTCAACGAGCGTCTTACGCTCGTTAATGAATCGCTCACCGCTGCAATTCCCTTCACACGTGAGAACCTGTATCTCTTCTGCGCTTACACAGGCTCTGGTAAGTCGACGGTGGCGGCCAATATCTCTTATCCTCTCTGGAAGCAGCGCAAAAAGGTGTTAGTCATCTCTAACGAAGAGACCAAGCTAGACGTTATCTTCCGCATTGCGTGTCTCGATAAGGGCTACAATTTTAACGACTTCAAGAAGGGTCACATGCCGCAGGAACAGCAGATGGACTGCTTCAGGCTGTTTAAAGACATCACGCAGTTTGTCAAAGTGGTGGATGTTGTGGACCTGGACGGCATCACGACGAAGATTGAAGGTGTTCAAAAGCTGATGAACGAAGTCAAAGGACAAGGTTTCTCTTGCGTCCTGATCGACTATTATCAGCTCATTAAAAATTCTATCGACGACAAGGATCGCACCCGCTACGATGTCCTCAATGACTTCCGCGTGTGGCTGAACCAGTATATCAAGAGCTGCGAGATCCCCGTGTGTCTGTTCGTTCAACTCTATTCTCAGGGCAAGCGTCCGTCAAAAGACATCGACATGCGCATCAAGGAGTGTAGCGCCATCGTTGAGCCTGCCTCCGTCATCATAGAGGTGGTACCCAACTTCGACGAGTCGACTACTGACTTTGTGATCCACAAGGATCGCTTCGGCATGGCGGGCAACCGCATAGTGTGTCCTTTCGACAAAGGACGCTATCTCAAGCAGCTCAACGAACGCGAGATGGCAGAGCGCAAGCTCGACAGGTTGGTGGCCCCAGCCCAGGCCTTACCGAACACTCTGTCTGCGGGTGCAGATTATGAGGCGGGCAAGAAAGTATGATCTGTAAAAGTTGCTCTTCTCAGCTGCCTTATAGTAAAAGGCCGAACAAGACTGGTTTATGTAACAAATGTTATAAGCGTACTTACTATCAAAAATGGGTAGCAAGCAACGATAGATCTTCGTATCGAAAAAAATACTCTAAAGAAAACAGAGTTCGCCTAACATGTAACAAAAATGCTAGATACAAAATTGATATAACCTTTAGACTCAAAGAGTTGCTAAGAACTAGGTTAGCTAAGGCACTCCACAGACAGTCAAAGTCAGGTTCAGCAGTCGCAAGTTTAGGTTGTTCAGTTGCAAAATTCAAGGTATATTTAGAATCCAAGTTTCTTCCTGGCATGAGTTGGGAAAACCATGGTGAGTGGCACATAGATCATGTAAAACCGCTGGACTCATTTGACTTAACTGATCCTAGTCAACTCCTTGCGGCATGTCATTATAGAAATCTTCAGCCGCTGTGGGCCATTGACAACATAAAGAAAGGCAACAAGTGATCAACACTAAGAAGTGCTTCATTTGTAAAGATGGCAAGAAAAATTCGTGTCTTCACTGGCACATAGATCCAGTAGATGGCGCAATTT